CATATATTACTGCCTTATGTTCTATTGGCTGTATGCCTATCACTACATATCTTTTCATTTGTTTTTCCTCCTTATGTATAATCTTCTTCATATATAATCTCGCCACGCTCTTTATCTTCAGTTTTATATCTTTCAGTTCTATTACCATCTATGGTTAGCATTTCATCTATTGCTCCCTCGTTATAAAGTTCCATTAACTCTTTATCATCTTTTGCTTTAACTGAAACAATATCAGTTATAGTTCTAGTTATTGTGTATGTTTTCATTTGTTATCCTCCTCAATCTCATTTCCATGCTCATCTATTTCTATAATTTCAGAATTTAAAATCATATCGTGCAAGTCAGTAGTGTGAACATTACTCAATATGTTTTGTTTCGCACCCTCAATGCTTTCTTGCTCATGTGCAAAGAATGTACCCTTTACTTCTACTTTAAAATGTCTACTCATCATCTTCCTCCTCTAATAAACAACCTGAAACTTCTTCAGCGTTGTTAGTTCATCTTCTGTTATTTCTTTAACCCATTCGACCCATACTATTGCAATCGAATCAAGCCAATAACCTCTATTGGTTTTATCATACTCATCATCAATTCTTTCATTACTAAAAAAATCTGATAGCACATGCCTTTCGTTTAGTTTTCCATTTTTATAATCCTCCTTGCTTACTGTTTGGTACCAACAATAATGCTCATACTCATACTCTCCATTTCGTTCTTTAATCTTTGCTAATATCATCATCTACCTCAAACTTTCTATACAAATCTTGTGCTAACAGACTAGTTTCTTCTGCAAAATGGTCTTCATATTGTTCAACAAACCTTTGCCACTTCTCATCTGAACAACTTTTATCTATATGTTCTTTGTCTATATACTGCCATAGAGTATCAACCAATAGTTTTCCTACGGCTTTTGCTTTATTTATTTCTTGTTTTTTCATGTCTATTTACTCCTTATTATCTTTGTCATCTTGTGCATACTCGTGGTCATAACCTGCATATTCCTCGATTACTTCTCCTGTTTCTGCGTTTTCTCTATACACATCATAGTAGCCACAGTCTTGGCAACCCATAATGTGTCCTACTTCATCATCATTAAAGTCTTCTTGGTGAGCATTGTATGAGCCACACTCAGTACAACACCACTCTCCTGTTATACTACTCATCATCTTCCTCCTTTTGATAGGCAATAATTAAAAAGTTATAACCACCTGTTGACTCATCTAAAGGCAAGACTTCATTTACTAATGAAAGTAATGGTGTCTTACTATATGTATCACTACCTATCCATATATGTCCTGTTTCATTGGGTATTAAATTCCATTTGTTGTCCTTTAATAATTGTTTTTGTTCTTCAGTTAATTTCATTTGTTTTCCTCCTCATTTCTTATTACTAGATTACCTTGTTTAATCATGAGTCTTATTATGTCCTCACTCGTTGGTCTTAGTCTGCCTTTGTTTACATCAATCACCCTTTGATTCTCTATGTTGTTCCAGACTTTAATTTTGTTGAGTAGCTTTAGTGCATACTCGTTGTCATGTGATTCTGTATCTTTTTCAAGTACTCCTATTACTTTATTTAATATCTTTGTTGTCATCTAATGCTCCTTTGAATGTGTTATATACTTGTTTTATATTTATTGGCAACGAGTTGTAGTGTCCTTGACTTCGGCTAAAGTTATACAAACTATGTTCAGTTTCTACAGTAGCCTCTTTTTCAATGACTCCATAGTGTCTGCGTAAATGTATACTCAATTTGTTAAAGAAATAATCAATATCTTTATCTATATCGTCGTATTCTTCACCACGCCAATGTCTGTGCCAATGAATACTATGTAGTGCTAAACATATAGGTGTAAAGATTTCAAAAGGCATAGAGTTTTCATCTATGTGCTTTGCTAAAAACTCTATGCTTTCAGGGGTGTTCCAATTAGTATCAATCACATTTATTATACTTTCTCTACCTCCATATTGAGTATATTTACCAGAATTATTTTCTCTAAAACTACTTAATCTATCTTTAAGTTTCTCATTATATGTTCCCAACAACTTAGCATGTGCCTCTATTGTATTAAGAAACTTACTTTCATTTACATTTTTTAATTTGTCTGTGTGTATTTTAACTAGACCTAGCTTTGCTCTTGTTCGTAATTGTTTCTTGAAAGCAATTATTTTTCTCCTCCATAGTTTTCTTTTATCTGTGTTCTCTACACACCTTTGAGGCTCATGGTCTGTGTTGGGATTCAGCAACTCTCCTGTCAACAGGTTGTACTTCAATCCTTTACAAACTACTTGGCTTTGCCTTACGAACGCAGATACTTCATGCCAATGATATATATATTTGTCTGTAAGTTCTTTAGTCAATGTTTTTTCGAGGTGTTTAAATATATTAAGGTTATGTGCTATTCTATAGATACCCACCCTATGTTTTTCTATTGTAAAAGGTATCCATCTATTTAATGCCACTACATAAGTCGCTGAGCCACGCCATATATCTTTAGTACCTAGATGTACAGTAGCAAAGTTATCTTTATTAACAGTCATAAACTTACCCCCATTTATCCATAGTTCAGGCTCTTCATTACTACTAAGTTTTAGTCTAAGCCATGCATTTATATACTTGCCATTGCCATAAACATCTCGTGACCTGTGAGCGAGTTTACACAAGTCTGCATATTCAAACTTACCTAAGTCATGGTCAGGAAGTTTATACCCTGACTCAGCACTACCCCAATCATCTGTGTTTAAAGACTCAGAACGATTTGTATAATTTACGTAATTTGCTATCACTTATTTCCTCCTTTAGTTATTTTATTTTTAACCATAGCTACATCTAGCACTGATGAATCTATGTCTAATTCTTCAGGCTTAATCTTTTCTGCTCTCTCAATAATTTCATTGTGTCTTTCTTTTGTGTAATCAGGTAGCAAGTCATACAGTTTAGGCATTGCCTTTATGCATGGGGCTAGAGTAGTGTAATTGTCTAATACTTTCTCGATTGTATCTACCAATGCTTTTCGCTCTTGCCTTATGTCATACAGTTTTTGTCTATACACTTTGTATTCACTAAGTATCGTTGCCCACTTGGGGTTAGTAGCGTCTAGTTCCATATTACATTCATCACGATAGCCACCACTACCTTTCCACCCAAAATTAGCTAAAGGGTTTCGTGGTATAGGAAACTTCTCTACATCAAAAGTTATTGAGTGACTACCTGAATTAATAATTTCATCAGGTGTATTTATAAATCCCTCAAATATTATTTTACTTGAATGAGCAAACCACCCACTATCTAAAGAATCTATCTTAGTAAGTACATCACTAGGATATAGCTTACTGTGAATCATCTTACCCCAATCTTTGTTATAGTCTCCTTTAGCTTGTTCATATCTACCATTAAAAAGACTCTTAGCATTGTCTACTATGTCTTCATGTAGTCTTTGACTTATTCTTACTGTTGCCATTTTATTTACCTCATATGTTATTTGTTATCTTGCATTAAAGTCACCTCACCAAAGGGTGGTGTGTTAGCTTTCTCGTATGTTGATACCCATAAGACAGGATAGTCAGGCATATCTCCATAGTCACTGCAACATAAGTCTGTTAAAAATATACATGCAACAGGGTTTATATGTTTCTCTTGCATGTACCTAAAGACAGGGCTAAAGGCTGTACCTCCACCACCATGTGGTTTAAAGGTAGGCTCAGTGTCCCTATCAAACTCATCAGCATGGCAGACATCATGGTCAAAGTAGATAACATGTATCTTCTCAGGCTTATGACTCTCCCATACTTCTCTTACCTCACTTGCAAATTGATTCAACTCTTGCTCACCGATAGAGCCTGATGTATCTATTGCAAATGCTATCTCGCCTAGTCCCTCGCCAGTAATACTAGGCATGATTAGTCCTTGTGATATAAACCTCCTGTTCAGTCTAGCAAAAGACCTATCATCATTCCTTTGCTTAACTACGAATCGTTGAAGTACATCACGCCAATCTACTATGGGTTTCAACAACCCACCAACGAGTCTCTCCATGTTGGCACTAAGTTTGCCCATCATCTTAGCTGATTGACTTGCTTGTGCTACCTTAACTTTCCATTCTGCTTTCTGTTGTTCTATCTCAGCAGGGGATTGACCACCGTCCTCACATGAGTCCAATGCTTGACCACCCTCATTGCCACCATTAGGTGTGTCCTTATCCATTTCAGGTAGCATATGATATATCTTATCGGATATACCCTCGCCCTTATCATAGATATCTTTATCCAACAGTCCTTGGTCAGGCATTCTACCTATCTGCTCATCAGCAAGTAGCTGATTGATTACATAGTCAGTAGCCACATTCCATTTCATTGGGTCTTTGTCCCCTCTACGAACACAGTGTTCAAGCATAGGGTGAAAGCATTCATGAGCTACTAGAAATAACAGCTCATCATCACTCAATGTGGCACAGAAGTCAGGGTTTAGCACAACTTCTTTACCATTAGTCATAGCTGTTGGACACTCATCACTAACTCTGAACACCATGTTCATAGCTACTGTGCCAATGAATGGGTGTTCGAGTATCAATCGTGTCTTAGCTTTACTTATGCGTGTGTTTATATCCATTACATTGCTCCCATGTAAGCACCCATTCTTTTCATAATGTCACTAGCCTCATTACTTTTTCTTGTTCTAAGGTGTGGGTCATTACGCAATGACTCAGGGTGTAGTTTAGTAAATGATTGCTCGACCTCAGCTCTAAGCTGTTCAAGGTTATCATCATCATTGATGTTCAATCGTTTAAGTACATCACATATGTCTCTCGTATTGTCTATCAATGTGTCTCTAAAGATTGACTTAGGGTCATGCAACTTATCCGATATGTGTTTCACTCTATCGTATAGTCTTTGCCATGCCTCATGCATAGCCTTTGTTGTTGCACTCTCAACTTGTGTAGTCACATCAGCTCGTACTTGTGCCAACTCGTTGTCAGGTATTGATACTCTGAAGTCATCAGCAGGTACAGGCATGACTGTAATGTTCATGTCAAACCTAGATTGCAAGTCATCTATATCAGGGTAGTCACTAGCATTGTACAAACTGCCTAGAGATATCTCTGCATTTCGTATCAATCTTGGATAGTCATTTATAAACTTATCCACTAGCACTAGCCATTGTGATTTAGCTTTCCTATACATTTCCATAAACGATAGGTAGTTCTTAGAGGGTAGTATCATTGTACCCTCAATGCCCCATGGCAACGTGTTGTCATAGTACATCTGTCTTATCTGCGTTGTCATCTTGTGTATATTACTTAATGACTCAGCCATTGGTAGTAATGCTTTGTTGTAATTACCACTAGATACTTCTGCGTTGTTAGATATAGCTATGTCTTGAGTAGCTTTCTTATCTCTCTTACGCATGGTAGCTTGTCTTACAGTAAGCTGTACCAACAATGCCTCATTGTTTAGTTTACTCATTGTGTTTACCTCATTGTTATATGATTACATTTTGTTTGTCTACTGCCCACTTAGTGAACTCAGGTGTGTTCATCAAGTCTGTGTTCTTCTTGACTGCATATGATACTGATAGCACTGAGAACTCAGGTGGTATCCTATCTAAGTATGTCAGTACATTCTTGAAGTTATCCACTGTTGAGTATGTAGCTAGACTACCTGACATTGCATACAATGTAGCAGGGTCACTAGGCACAATAGCCTCCAATGGTTTCTTGATGACCTGTTCCATGTCAGGTAGGTTACGGAATATCTTCACAAAGCCTACAAACTCTGCACTAGCCCCCTCGCCTACTGCCCCTTTGAATGTCTCATACTCTGCCTCGGGTGATACAAGACCTATGGTATTTGATACACCCTCTACCCAACTTCTTGGTGTAGGGTTAGACTCTCGTTGTGGGTCAAAGTCATGCAGTAAGTCTGTTCTAAACTTAATGAATGATATGACTTCAGGCTTAACATCATGGTCGATAGCCCATGCTAACCAATCATCAACGTGTGTCTCTAAGTCATACACAGTGTGTCGGTTTCTTAGATGTGACAGTATGCGATTAGCCCCTGCCCTGTCCGATACCTTGTTGCCTGTTGACACCACTTGCCAACCCTCTTTCTTTGGCACACCATGTAAAGTCCCTGCTTGGCACATGTTAGCTACCACTTTCTGTAAGTCAGCGTTAGCTTGATTCATGTCATCAAAGCACAGTATACCTGTATCAGGGTGGTCACTGCCTACTGCAGGATACCAATGTGGTAGTGTATGTTTGATAGTACCGTCAGGTTGTGGCATAGGTATACCAAAGTCCTCTACCAACATGGTTGGCATATGCACTTCAATAAAACCCACTCCCATTTCATCAGCAACTTCTCGGCATATGGTTGTCTTACCACCCCCTGGGCTACCCTCGATAGCTACTGTCCTCTTTATCTTAAACAAATCCTTTAGGGTTTGCTTTAGTGTTTTCGCTCTCATAGTTTACTCCTATGTGTGTTGTTACATTCCCACAGCTTGTGAGAAATTCTTGATTGAAATTGATTTTGCCACACGAAAAAAATTTTTTCTCGTTGCCATTGTGCCATAAGGGATAGGTAGTATGAATAAAATGCAGGAACGATACTGCACTACCTACCCCCAACCTATTGCTAGGTGTTGTTAGTTATCTCGTTCATAAGTACATCAGTACATGCTTTAGAGCATGTCTTTAAATTCCTCTTAAGTCTTGGCTTGGTTATCCTAGTCCCACATACAGGGCAGAACTTCCAATCCTTTACCTTTTGCTTAGTCTCATTGTCTTCCCACTTAATATCATCATAGGTAGTACTGTTCCTACCACCCTGACAATTACTTCCGTCTATATCAGGGCATTCAGGTAGTATTGATTGGTCTAGTAGACTACCAATAGCACTCATGCCTTGCTCTTCTATGCTATGCAAAGCTACCTTTGTGTCAACATCTTGAGGTATGCCAACCTCATGGTTTACAATACTGTGTATCTTGACCATGTTATCCAAGTCACCAACGGCTCTCTTAGTCCTCTCGTTGTTGACCTTCCGACCTGTCTTACCAAACATGTGGTTGTTAAGCTGTTGCCCTATCTTCTTACTATCCATAACTTACCTTAGCACTACTTAACTTTGATGTATAGTTAATCATGCTTACCTCCTTTGTTGTTAATACCTTTCAAGTCTTCCTTGTTGCTTATCACAACATAGTTAGACTTGTGCATAGGGACTACTGTATGCTTACGCTTACGTGCCTCTACCTCACCACATGATAGGCATGTGTCGTAGCCTAGTGTTACTCTACCCTGTGCTACATCTTCACCACATAGCACACACTTAAACTTCTTCATAGTTTCACCTCCTGTTTGCATAACCTCCTGTGAGGTATGCATTAAATTCTATATATTTTTAAGAGGCACACTAGGTAATCCTAGTGTGCCTCAATGGTACTTACAAATCCCACTCAGTGAGTGCGATATGGCAAGACGTTGGGATATCATATCCCTCTCTACGCATCTTCTTGTACCAGCATACAAACTCTCTCTCAAGTCCGTGCTTACGAGCCCATCCAAGAGCCCCTATAAAGTAATCCCTACATGTACTCATGATACTCATACTAACCTCTCATGTTTGGTTATAGATTTCTTGTAGGATATATAACATACCTGTTGACCTACCACCTTGTTATCCCTCACAGTTGACGAAATAACTTTGCGTGTAGGTTGTTGTTGTGTAGGTCTATTAGCGACCTTCTGTGCATACTTAGATTTCATAGTGTCCTCCATATAAGTATAGTTGTGGACACACTAGGATTATCCCAGTGTGTCCGTTGTTGTTGCTACTTGGTAGCCTTAAAGGATTTCTTAAAGTCCTCAAAAGACTTCACATCATCCAGTTCGGTGCCTTGGGCTACCTTACTACCTTTCTCTGCATATACACCATAGTACATGTAGATGTTGTTGAGTGGATGCCACCCTTTAGGTCTCCTGTCCTCACGAGCTTGCTTACCAACCAATATGGTAGCTTTAGGTTTCCCTACAGTACCAGCTTTTGGGGTAGGTATGAAAGCATAAGGTGTACATGCCTCCCTGTTACCTGTTAAAGCGTCTACATGGTTTTCTGCAAGGTAGCACATGTACATCCAGCAATCCTCAGCTGTCTCTTGAGTGAATACAGGTCCACTATCAACAGCATCAGCTGCCTTAATGTCTGTTATCATAGTGCCATCTTGTTTTCTACGTTTGTACACTCGTACACCTATACCGTTGGGTAATGTGCCTTTTTCGAGTGCCTTGGTAGCCTCTCGGTCTACCATAGGGTTTGTTGTGTTTTCCATAATGTTATCCTCCGAGCATTTAGTGCTCTTTATAGGTTGTTTAAGCTACCTAGGGGGGAAAATTCCCTAGAGCTTGAGAGTAGCCTAGCATTCGGCAGAAAATCTGGAAAGTTTTGGGCATTAGGTATGACCTAACTATCTAAGTGTGGGTGTGTGGTATATGTATAGTAACGGATAAACTTTACATACTAGATAGTAGATTAGATAGATGATATCGTTATATATCAACAAGTTATGAGGTGGTATCTAGTTTATCTACTAGTTTGTAGGTAATACTGTTCACCCGAATTAGAGGGTATCGGATAGTATCTCAATCTGTACTCGGCATTATACTAAAAAAACTATATAGTCTAGATAGTTTAGATAGTTATGTAACACAATGTATGGCTAAACCTTATACATGTAGCCAAAACTTACACATTCAAGTGTAAACTTATGGTATCTAATACCTCAAGATGTATGTAAAGTATCAACTAGATAGTGCAGATAGTTGTTACCTTACAGTATCTTGAGGTAATCAGTGTACTATAACCTTAATGTAACCCTAAAGTACCCTAACTGTCACCTTAAGGCTGCCTTGTGTGCCGTAACCCCCCGACCAATGGTTAAAAAATAAATAAAAAAATAAAAGAAAAAATATATATCGAGCAGTTTATACACTTGCTCAGGTGTTATATGTTATTTAGATGAGTTAAGGATTACATATCTAGTGTCGTACTGCCTTTCATCTACCCATTGTTTTCTATCTAGATGATTATCGAATGTTTTCTTGCACCATTTACGTTTGTATAGATACTCTTGCCAACATTCTTTCTTAAATATACTCATGTTATTACCTCATATGTTATATTGGTTTTATCTTGGAGACGACTGCCAGTCGTTATTGGACTGACAGTCGCTGCACTCAGACAGTTTCGACTATGTAAAGTCTCCGCTATCTGAATCGGCAGGTGCACTCGAGCCCGCTCTGTCGGATGTCAACAGTTTCGGACATTTAGATTCCTCGATAGTTCTTTTGTATTGAGACGAAAGAACTAGAGGGCTCGCTCCATGCAAGTCGTAGAACGACATGTGATGAAGTGCAAGTGTAGGGTGGGCTTTTTGAGCCTCTTCCACTTTAGCAAGCACATCCAGTGGGTTACTCTCTATGGTAAAGATACCATTCGGAGTCCATTTCAAACCTATGCAATTAACCATAGATTTAGCAGTTAAGTCAGCTTTGGTTTTTGGTAAACCTCGACTGTCTAACCCATCTGTGTTAATGCGAGGTTTTTGTTGAACCTCAACATTAACATTGAACCTACCTTTTGCAGTTTCATATGTATGGTGTTTAGACATAATATGATACCTCCAAAAAGGGTTATAGAAGTTTTTTTACAATTACAGATACTTCATTAAACTGTGATTTCATCATAGCAAAACTATACGAGTCTGTCAAGTTTTATTTTAGATTGGCGTATTCATTGGCTTGTAGAGTGTATAGTTTTTTCGTGGCGTGGTGGTGTAAACAGTTCAATATATCATAGGGTGGGTAGTCGGACTCGCAATCGTAGTCGCCCCCCATAATAAGTAAACCTCTCATAACAACACCCAATTTTTAAGAGTGTAAAGTTTGGGGTACTTACCTTGACACACTAGTAGAAACCGCTTATATATAACTAATGGACACACTACCGTTAAAACATACCAAGTGGTCAGACCGCCTAGCTTTCGATATGGCATTACTGCTAGAAGGCTCGGGAGAAACATTAGACGAAGTAAGAGCTCGCCATAATATTTCTGTTGATGACTTAGTTGTATTTAATAAAGATAAAATCTTTCTCAAGAAAGTTGAGTCTTATAGGAACGACATTAAAGAGAAAGGTATGACGTTCAAGTTAAAAGCTAGAGCTCAAGCGGAAGAACTTCTAACAACAAGTTGGACTTTAATTCATAGCCCAGACACTTCATCTACTGTGAAAGCAGACTTAATTAAGTCCACGGTTAGGTGGGGCGGATTAGAAACTAAAAGTGAAAGCATGGAGGATGCAGGTGGAGGAGTTAAAATTACGATTAATCTCGGGGGGCAAGAGCACCCAACAACCGTCATTGACGCAGAACAAACTTACGAAGAACCAGAAGTTATTGAGCATACTAAGTAAATTTAACGGAACGTTAGAAGCTACGTTTAATACACTTGCTGAGTATGATGACGCTACTAGTATCTTACGTGACAACAGTGTATCATTTAAAACAAAGATTGTTAGGATTAAGAAAGGGCCTACTAAATATTATGTGACGCTGGTAAAACCATGGATATAGATTATACACCCTCTAAAGTATGTAAGGATTTTTTCTTATCCGACGCTAAGATGCGGACATTGATGGGTCCCGTGGGGTCAGGCAAGTCGGTAGCTTCTACCTTTGAGGTAATAAGAAGAGCCACTATGCAAGAACCTAACAAGCAAGGCATACGCAAATCAAGGGCTGCTATTGTTCGTGAGACAGCTAGACAGCTACAAGATACAACAATTAAAACATTCCACGACTGGTTTCCGCCAGGAGTATGTGGTACGTACATGAGAACAACAAAGACTTACTTCTTTAAAGTAGGCGATGTTGAGTGTGAGATTATGTTCAGAGCATTAGATGATGCTGACGATGTTGCCAACTTAAACTCGCTTGAATTAACGTTCGCTTGGTTTAACGAGTGTAGGGATATAAATCCCACCATCGTAGATGCCATGTCAAAAAGGATTGGTCGTTTCCCATCAGCAAAAGATGGAGGGCCTACATGGTTCGGGATGTGGGGGGACACCAACCCTCCTACAATGGATACATGGTGGTACTATCAGATGGAAAAGCTCGACCCCGCAGATGGAGTTTCACCAAATGATAATGGGTGGGATGTATTCAAACAACCGTCAGGTAGGAGTCCATATGCAGAAAACATAGAGAACTTACCTGAAGGATATTACGATACACAAGGTAGGTCAGATGAATATATTCGTGTATACATTGACGGAGAGTATGGGCTAAGTACTGCGGGACAACCTGTATATAAGTACTTTAGACCTGATTACCATATGGCTCATGATATGTTAGAGCCCATAATAAACGGGGTGAGACCGATAATAGTCGGGATGGACTTAGGACTAACACCTGCAGCGGTTATAGGACAGCAAGACCCACGAGGTAGGATTCTTATACTTGATGAGTGTGTAAGCTTTGATATGGGCATACAACGATTTGTACGTACAGTTTTAAAACCTAAGATTATAGAAAGATTTTCAGGAGCTCCTGTAATAGTTATCTCAGACCCTGCAGGAGTACAACGAGCTCAGACCGATGAGCGTTCAGCAATAGACATAATAAAAGCCGAAGGCTTAAAGGTTATGTCGGCTAGGACAAACAACGTATCTGCTAGACTTTCAGCGGTAGATGATTTTCTTATGCGTCAAGTAGATGGAGACTCTGCGTTCTTAGTAGACCCTAGATGTACACAGCTTAAGGCTGCAATGATGGGTGGGTATAGGTTTCATAAGAAGAACGGCAACATAGAAAAGAATAAACATTCACATGTTGCAGAAGCTTTACAATATTTAATGTTGCATATCAACACAACATCTGATGGCTTTGCTATACAAAGACGTGATGTTAAATCAGTTGCGTCAGGCGGCTGGACTTGATAGCATAGTTATAAGACTTTCATTAGTCGCCCCTTATATATGACCCTCATAGTTATATACCCCCTGCTCAATTTGCCTAGGCAGGGGGACTTTCTATTGGACAAGCCATAACTTGTGTGTATACTTAAATTATTTAGGGAGGTAAATTATGCCTGGATACAAAATGAAAAATGGTTCTAAGAACTATATGATTAAAAATTATGAAAAGGGTGGACTTGTAAAAGTTACAGCTTATAAAGATGGTGGTAAGGTTGAACAAGATAAAGAGTCTTACATTGAAACTTTTATGGCTGGTAACAGACAAACAAAAGAAGACCCTATGGCTCCAATTAAACTTGGTGGTACTACAAATGTTCTTAAAAGAGCTTTAGGTATGGACTATCAAAAATTAGAAGACACTGGCCCACATTTGGGTGTAGAAGACCCTACTAGAGTTAAACCCAAACCAAAATAAAATATGGCATTACAAGTAATAGGTAACGACGAGCTAGTTAAAAAAGAAAAGGAAGAAGCTAACAAAGCTATGGAAGAACGGCAGAGTGAAGCAGTTATTCTAGGACTTGCTTCTCATGTACGTGAATGCTGGGACGCAGCTAAACGAGCAAAAAAACCTATAGAAAATATTATGCTCAAAGGTCTTCGTCAAAGAAATGGTGAGTATGAATCTGACAAGAAAGCTCAGATACAAGCACAAGGTGGTTCTGATATCTATATGATGATAACAGAAGTTAAATGCCGAGCTGCTGAAAGCTGGTTGCGGGATATACTACTTGATACTGGTACCCCTCCGTGGGATTTGCAACCAACCCCTATTCCAGATTTAACACCAGACCACACTGCTGAGTTACAACAAGCACTTGCAGCTGAAGTAGTTAGGTTAGTTGAGACGGAAGGTCAAGCACCAACTCCTGATAAAATGGCTCAGTTAAAAGAAATGATATCTCAAGATTATAGGTTTAAATTATTACAAGCTGCTGACGATAGAGCTAAAAGAATGAAGTTAAAAATATCGGACCAGTTTGCCCAAGGTGGTTGGGCAGAATCATTTAATGATTTTGTTACAGATTTAGTTACATACCCATGTGCTTTTATTAAAGGGCCTATTGTTCGTAGGCAAAGAAAATTAAGCTATGGTAAAGACGAAGCAGGTAATACTACAGTAAAAGCTGATGAAACTATTGCACCAGAATTTGAAAGAGTAGACCCGTTTAGAATTTATCCCGAACCTGGAATTACAGATGTAAACCAAGGATATTTATTTGAACACCACCCACTTAGTCGTACAGAACTAGCTGATTTAATAGGTGTTCCTAGTTATGATGACGATGCTATTAGAAAAGTATTAGAAACAGGTAACGGGCAATCATGGATTAATGAAGACGTAGAACTACAGAAAGACGAAGAAGAAAGAAAATTTCATTCATTTGATAGACCCACTGAAGTGTATGATGCCTTAGAGTACTGGGGCAAAGTAAGTGGTAAAATGCTAAGAGAGTGGGGTATGGAAGAAGAAGATGTTCCTGACGAAGCTAAAGAATATGATACATGTGTATGGATGGTAGGTAATTATGTTATAAAAGCTGTGCTTAATTATGACCCATTAGGTGAAAAGCCGTATGCTAAAACATCATTTATTAAACATCCAGGAGCATTCTGGGGTAAAGGAATACCAGAAATTATAGAAGATTTACAAGGTGTATGTAATGCTGCAGCCCGTGCATTAATAAATAACATGGGTATATCAAGTGGACCACAGGTTGAAGTTAACCTTGAAAGGATTCCACCTAATGAAGATATTACACAAATGCACCCATGGAAAATATGGCAGGTTACTAATGACCCACTAGGTTCTAGTTCTCCTGCTGTTAAATTTACACAACCTGATGATAATGCTAATACATTAATGGGTGTGTATGATAGGTTTGCTAAACTAGCTGATGACCACTCAGGCATACCATCTTATTTACAAGGCGACATAAATGTTAAAGGAGCTGGACGCACAGCGTCAGGTCTTTCAATGTTGATGGGGTCTGCAGGTAAAGGTATACGTCAAGTAGTTATGCACATTGATAGTGATGTTATAAAGCCTATTGTTCATAGACAATTTGTTTACAACATGCGATATGATGAAGATGAATCAATTAAAGGCGACGTAGAGATACTACCAAGAGGTGCAATTAATCTCGCAGTTAAAGAAACTGTTAACGTTCGTAGAATAGAATTTCTTAATGCAACTGCCAACGAAATCGACATGGGTATCGTTGGTCAAGAAGGCCGTGCCGCGATACTTCGTGAAGTGGCTAAGAGTTTGCAAATGCCTGTGGATGAAATCGTTCCTTCTAGGGAAAAAAATAATTATCAATCTGAGATGAGAGCAAAACTTCAACAAGAGGCACAAGCCCAACAAGTTGAAAGTGGAACTCCTACTCAGCCTGATGGTAGCCCAAAAGGTGGAATGGATGGAAACATAGTTAACAACCGTAGCATTGGGAGGAAGTCATGATAAGACCAGACCTTAAAGTTGTTAAAGCTTTAGCGACTGTTGAACGCCAACATACTGACATTTTAATATGGTTAGAAGCGTGGCGAAAACATGAGCTAGACCAGCTACCAAATGTTACACAGAATGTGGCACTCGCACAGGGGCGATGCCAAATTTTAAATGAGATAGTAAAGCTCATTAAAGAATCCCCCGAATACGCAGCAAAGTCATGAGACAGCTGTTAATTAACGCACACCAATAGGAGCGAAACATTATGACATTACCAAAGCAAGTTCAAAAACAATCTGAGGATGTACAAGCATTGTATAAGGAACTCAACGCAGAACCAGAGAAGAAAATGGAAGAACAGCCAGCTGCTACTGATACAGGATTAGATGTACCAGAACAAGAATTAGCTAAAGCTTCTCCTGAAGTACCTGTTGAGGAAGATACAACTGCACCATCCGACAGTGTAGAAAAACAAGCACCTACGTCTGAGGCTGATGAGCACAGCACAACAGACACTCAAGAAAGTAAAGACTCTTGGGAACAAAAGTACAAAACGTTACAAGGTATGTATAACGCTGATATTCCACGTTTAAATGGAACAAACAGAGAGTTAAACAACCGCGTATCCCAACTAGAAACTTTGTTAGGAACAATTAATAAAGAAGAAAAAGCCGTTGAACCAACACCTGTTGAAAAGTTAATAACTGACGACGATGTAAAAGAATATGGTGATTCTATTGATATTATGCGTAAAGCAGCAAAAGAAGAGTTTGCAGGAGAATCGGCTCGTGTAAATAAGTTGGAGCAAGAACTTAGACAGTTGCAAATGAATGTTGTACCACAAGTACAGCAAGTTCAAATGGAACAAAAAACGTCTAGTGAAAATGCATTTTGGAATACTTTAAACCAAGAAGTACCTAATTGGAATGAAATTAATAGCAATCAAGACTTTCAGTCATGGCTGCTTGAGATTGACCCCCTTACAGGTATTAATCGCCAAACGTATTTAGAAGACGCACAGAAGAAACTAGATGCTAAAAGAGTGGTTAATTTTTTTAATACTTGGGGACAGGCCAATGGTAAAGTTGATGATGCTCGTGAGAATCGTAAAGCTCAGACTCAATTAGCCAAACAAGTTGCACCAGGGCGAAGCCGTGCTGGACAACCTGTAGGTGGTGAAGGTAAAACATACTCAACTTCTGACATTAAAAAATTTTTTGAAGATGTTAGATTTGGTAAGTATAAAGGCCATGAGGATGAGAAGAAACGAATGGAACGTGATATTTTCGTTGCACAACGAGAAGGTCGCATAACTAGTTAATTAACAATAGGAGGCTATTATGGCTTTTGCAACATCACCAGGCAATCCAGCGTATACAGGAAACTTTATACCTGAAATTTGGTCTGGTAAGTTGATTGAGAATTTCTACGATGCTACGGTATTGGCAGCAATCTCAAACACTGACTACGAAGGTGAGATTCGTTCAATGGGTGATACGGTAAATATCCGTACAACTCCAGAAATCACCATTCAAACTTACGTCAAGGGACAAACGCTTGCGGTTGAAAACCCTGACAAAGCTAAACTACAGCTCATTATTGACAAAGGCGAATATTTCGCATGTGTTGAAGATGACGTTGACCAAGTACAAACAGACATTGCTCTTATGGACACATGGTCTAAAGACGCTTCAGAGCGTATGAAGATTAAAATTGACCAAAGAGTATTGACTGACTTATTAACTGATGTAGCTGCTGCTAACAAAGGAGCATCTGCAGGTGCAATTTCTGGAGACCTTAATATTGGGGTTACCAGTTCACCTATAGCTATTAGTAAAACTAATGCTATTGACCAAATAGTTAATATGGGTACTGTACTTGATGAGGCTAACTGTCCAGAGAGCGATAGATTTATCGTTATCCCTGCTAAGATGGCT